GTAGAAGATGGTCAAGAAATTGAAATAACAGAATTTCCAGAACAAACTACTTTCAATACAGAAGATATGACTATAACAGAAGGTGGTGAATAATATGGCTTACACTCCACGATTAACTAGACCTACAGCTGGTAATAAATATTATATTAGAAAAGCTAATGGAGGTTATTCAAATGCAATATTAGGAAATCCTACAGATAGTCAATGTAATGTACTTGCTAACTGTGTAGGTTATGCTTATGGTAGATTTAATGAAATCGGACAATATGGTTATTGTAAATATTTAGCTCCAGTAAATGCTGAAAACTTTATGGATTATAAAGGTTCTTGTAAAACTGGTATGACTCCTAAACTTGGTGCTTGTATGGTTTGGGAAGGTAAAGGAGATTTAGCTGGACATGTTGCAATTGTAGAACAAATAATTGATGCTAATCACATTGTGACATCTGAATCTGGTTATGGTTCTAGTACTCCATTCTGGACTCAACACAGATATAACAACAATGGAAGATGGGGAACTGGTTCAAACTATCCATTTAAAGGATTCATTTACAATCCAGCAGTACCTGATGAGCCTACACCTGTTCCTCCAGCTCCACCTACTCCAAAATATAAAGTTGGTGATAGAGTAATAATTGATGGACAACTATATGGAAATGCTGATGGTGGAAATCCAGGACAAATAGTTCATAATAAAGTGACTAATATAACTCGTGTAGCTGCAGGACATTTGTATCCGTATAATACTACTGGAGATTTAGGTTGGATGGCTGAAGCATGTGTAAAACCTTATGTAGAGCCTACTCCTCAACCTGAAACTTTCAAAGTTGGAGATAAAGTTGTACCTATAAAATTAGTTGATTATAAAGGTACTCATTTAAGACAATATGATAAAGTCTATACAATAATGCAAATTGATAAACGCGGTGCAGTTCTTGGAGCTCCTCGTAATAATGGATTAGAAGTATGGGCAGTATTATCATTAGATAACATTAAACATGCATAATTTGGTTAAGCGCTAAACGCCAGTCACCTTATCAATGACAAAGCAGCAATCAAAAGTCTGTCTATAGCATGATAAACTGTAGAAGAATTGAGTGCGGTACGTGTAGGGTTATTTATCTAGCGTCGTCATTGCGACTTCATTAGATTTATGAGTCTACTCACTCTTCACGAAATGACACAGACAAGTAGATGATGGTAAAATAACTCTGAGTTATGAGACTTTTAAAGTCAAATAATAGGAGTTATTTTATTTTGCATATAATACATAGAGGAGGTAATGTAAATGGCAAAAAAGAAAGACTCTAAATTCGAGATAAGTGAAGTAATTGTTGATAATGTTGGTGCTGTTGATAGTTTTTCTGATTCGTTAAAGAAAATTGTCAATGCAAAAGCTACTCCAGAAATGATTGAGAGAATGAACGGACTTGATTTATTATTTGGAGTAAAATTAGATAATATAAAAGATTGTATGAATGCAATGATGGTAGTTAATGCTCTTAAAGGTTCAGAAAAAGCTTATGAGTTAGTAGCTAAAATGATTCATGAAAGTCCTGAAGAAACTGCTCCTAAACAAGTACAAAATAATTTATTTGTCTTACCAGATGCTGTAGAGATGAATAGTATTGCAAGTATTTTATCAGATGATAAAAATAAAGTAAGTTATAATTCAATTGCTGGAGTAGAGGATGATAAATAATGGCTAGATTAATACCTGAAAATCCTATAGAATTTCCTAATTTATATCCGAAGCAAAAAGAATTTGTAAGAAGTAGTAAAACATTTGTTTGTTATGGTGGAGCCAGAGGTGGAGGTAAATCATTTGCTGTAGATGCATTATGTATGATTTATTGTAAAATGTTTCCTGGTATTCAGATATTATTAGTGCGTCGTACTTATAAAGACGTATTTAAAAACCACGTTATTTCTTTACAATTAAAACTTCATTGTACTATTGACAACGATCCTAAAAGAGCTGCAAAATGGAGTAAAGATGAAGGTTCATTTATTTTTGCTAATGGTAGTAGAATTGTTATAGGTTATTGTGATAATGAAAATGATGCTCTTCACTATCAGGGACTTGCTTATGATGTTGTAATATTAGAAGAAGCTACTCAGTTTACTGAATATCAATATGAAATATTTACTGAAATAGTTCGTCCTAGTGGATTTTGTAGAGTACCTTTTAAACCTAGAATGAGATTAACATGTAATCCAGGTGGTGTAGGACATGAATGGGTTAAGAGATTATTTATAGATAGAAATTACAAAGATACTGAAAATCCAGATGATTATCAAATGATTCATGCTAAAGTTTATGATAATGCATTTATAATGGAAAACGACCAAAATTATGTTAAACGTCTAGAAAATCTACCACCAGAACGTAGAGCTCAGATGTTAGATGGTGATTGGAATGTATTTAGTGGTTTATTCTTTATTGAATTTGAAGAAAGATACCATGTAATTCCTGATGGTAGACTTCCAAGAGATGGAAATTATAATTTATATGTATCTCTCGACTATGGATTAGATATGTTAGCTGCTTATTTTATAGCTGTGACTCCTTATAATGTTTTAGTATTTGATGAGATATATGAACCTGGACTTATAATATCTCAAGCCGCAAAAAAGATACGACAAAAAATTGAAGATTTAGGTTTTCAATATGAAGACTTTACTGCTATTTTAGCTCCAGATGATTTATGGAATACTTCGCAAGAAAATGGTAGATGTAAAGCTGATATTTGGTCAGACTATGGAATAAACTTAACTAAGTCAAAACGTGATAGAAGTGCTGGTTGGTTAGCTATAAAAGAAGATTTGCTTGTTGATTATAGTTTACCTCCAGAAGAAAGAAAAGATAGTTGTAAATTAAAAATATTTAGTAAATGTGTAAATTTGATTAGATGTCTTCCTAAATTACAAACCGATCCTAAAAATAGTGATGATTGTATGAAAGAACCTCACGAATTGACACACGCTCCAGATTCATTAAGAACTTTTTATACTTATTGGTTAGCTGTTCCTGATGAAATAAAAAATCAAAAATCATTAAAAGTACCTAAAGAAGTGTACGAAGATTATCTCAATGCAACTGATGAAGTTCGAGAATATCTTGAAAACAAATACGGGAAAATATTTTGCATATAATATTATTAAAGGAGGATTGTTATGGCTAAAATAAATAAAGAAGAACTTGATTGGAGAGCTGAAGATGATGCTAGAATACTTGCTCAATATCAAGAAATATTATTAGATAAAGCAAGATTATCGAGAGCTAAAAAAGCAGCTACCAAAGAAGTTACGAATTTAAGTAATAGACTCCAAATAATGAAAAAGGTGAGTGCTACCAAAAGTATAGATAAGAAAGGAGCAAAATAATGGCAAAAAAGAAATTAATTAATCAAATGTATAATGGTATATTTGATGGTATGGATGTGAATCAAGCTGAAGAATTTTATCAACGTGCTTATGGTAAATATCAAGACCAATTATCTGAATTTGATAGATTGTATAAATTATATGAACAACCTGATTCTAATGGTCCGTATGATAAGAATATCGTATTTGAATTAATTGAATCTGAAGTTGATAATAATATTTATTTTCCAAAAGTTAAGAGTAGTAATGGTCGTGTAGAACCGGCTAAAGAGTTAGAAGAGATTCTTAAAAATGAATTATATGACTATAAATATAGAGAATATAATGATTTACAAGAACGTAATACTTATATCTTTGGTGGAGCAATTACTCTTGTATATTGGGATAGATTAAGTAGAAATTCAGCTAGAGGTGGCAAATTAAAATTCAAAGCTATCGATCCTAGAAATTTCATTCCTCAACCTGGAATTGAAAATATAGAAGATATGGATTATATGTTTATTGTAGAATCTTGTACAAAAATGTCTTTAGCTAATTTATATGATTTATCTACTGATGATTTAGATTTTTGTAAATCTGATACTGAATTTAATATCGATCCAGATTTGATAACTGTAAAAACTATGTATTATAAAGATAAATATAATCATGTATGTAGATTTACATGGTCTGGTAGTTTAGTATTAGAAAATGATGATAATATATATTCAGATAAAGCTTTCTTCTGTAAAAAGTGTGGTAGATTAAAAGAAGCTGATGAAGATGTTTGTATAGCTTGTGGTAATAATGAATTTGAATTAAAATCTATAGACCGTAAAAAAGTAATGGTTCGTTTGATGAGTGAATTATCTGGTCCAGAAGGTAAAAATACAATAGAAGTACCTAAAGAAACTGAGATTGAAGTCACACCTTATGTACCTAATAGATTTCCAATTGTTATAAGAAAGAATATTAGCACTGGTAAATTATTTGGTTTATCAGATGCTAAGATGATTGAGACTAGTCAAAAATTAAATAATAGTATTTTAAATAAAATAGCTGAAAGAATTTTAAAAGCTGGTTCAATTATTGCTTTGCCTAAAACTCTTAGAAATAAATTAAAAGTAGATAATAGTGAATTGAAGTTATTATATTATGATACTCCAGCGGAAGCACAAGGTATTATAGTTAAAACTTTACAACCTCAACTTGGTAATGAAACTTATTTGATGGATAGTGCATACTCTACAGCTCGTCAAACTTTAGGTATTACTAATACATATCAAGGTCGTGAAGATAATACTGCTATAAGTTCTAAAGCAAAAGCTCTACAAGTTCAACAAACTGCAGGACGTCTTGAATCTAAACGTGAAATGAAAAAAGCATCACTTGTATCTTTATTTGAATTAATGTTCCAATTTATATTAGCATATAGTTATGAATATCGTGGTTATTATGTCACTATAGAAGGTGAAGAACAATTCAAATTATATGATAATAGACTATTCTTAATTGATTCTGATGGTAAATATTTTTATGATGATGAATATACTTTTGATATAGATATGAGTGCTTCTTATGAAAATGATAGACAATCTATGTGGGAAGAAACACGTATGAATTTCAGTTCTGGTGCTTATGGAGACCCTCAAAGTCTTGAAACATTAAAAATGTATTGGCAAACTATGAATAGATTAAATTATCCTGGAGCTAAAGAAGCTTTAGAATATATTGAAACTCGTATATCTATTCAAAGTGACCAAGCTGAGATTGAAAATATGTATAAAAAACGTGAACTTGATTTACAACAATCTAAAATTGCTAGTGATGATTTAGCTAAAGAAAGAGATACTCAAACTGCAGCAAATCAAGCTAATGCGAAATTATTAGCGGCTTTAAAAGCTAAAGAATAATAATGTAAATACCTACATATAATATTATTAAGAAGGAGAAATATTCATGGAAAATGATGTTACGCTTGAAGCATTAGATGCTATCACTAATGTGGATGACACGGCTGATAATAGTGTGAAAAAAATTAAGGATGGAGTAAAGCGCTACTCTGAAAGACTTAATAATGATAGACAAAAGATTAGAACTGATGTTGAAAATCAGTATAAATCTGAGCTTTCAAAGATACTTGGTGTTGAGATTAAAAACTTAACAGAAGAAGCAATCAATGAAGCATTAAAAATTAAAATCGAAGATAGTGATGTCGTTAAAGAAGCTAATAAAGTCATTGAAGCAAACAATGCAAAATTAATTCAAGAAGCTTTAGATACTAATATCAATAAGATTAAAGCTTTAAATCCAGATATTGACAGTGTTGAAAAATTATGTAAACATCCTCAATATGATGATATTAAAGCTAAAGTTGATAAAGGTTATGAATTATATGATGCTTATGTATCAGTTGTTGGTTTTAATGCAAATCCAAATGCTGGTAATCCAGTAAAGAAATCTATTGACTCTAAAACTGTAGCTTATGTTCAACCTGAAACTATTAGCGATGCAACTTTGAGTTTTTATCAAAAAGCATTCCCTAATAAAACTAAGGAAGAAATTATTGCTATGTATAGACGCGATAGTAAATAATAGGAGGAGAAATTTATGGAAAGAATTTATAAACCTACAAATTCTGGAACTCAAAAAGTTGCTGGTCAACCTAAAAAATCTACGTCTGTTAAAGTTAAGAAATCTACAGGTAAAGGTAAATAATTATGAGTAGATTAGAATTACTTAATAGTCGTGGTTTTAGAGATGAAAAGCATTTGGCTGAGTTTTTAGAGAATTGTAAAGATGAGGCTTGGAAAGCTGAATTAATTGAATATTTTGGAACAGAGACCAAAACAAAAAAATCTGG